CTCTAGGTATAAATACCTACGATAAATATTTGGACAAAAAATTCTGGCTAGATGCCAGCGATCGCTTAATGTACGAAGGTAAAGCACCAGAGTTTTCTGAAACCAAAGCCGCCCGTATGCCAGCATTTTTCGAACATGCCAACACAAATCTACCCCAATACGCTTGAACCTTTACTAGGTCCAAACCCTGAGTCACTTCTCTTAGAAATGGAAGAGAAATTCCCACCTGTAAATCCACATCCTAAAGAAGAATTATCTTCTATAATGTTTAAAGCTGGTCAACGTTCTGTCATAGAATGGTATAAAAATAGACTAGATAACTGATGGGATTATATTTTGTACCAACTAAAGACTTACCTGATGTGTGGTATGAAGTTGCACCACTTATAGATAAAACTATAGATCGTACTACTAATTATGTAAGTACATCTGAGTATTTAATTGCGTGCACAGAAGGTACTACTAATTTATGCATAGGTTTAGATAGAAAATTTTCAGGTGATTTCAAAGAGTTAAAAAAGGGTGACATAAAGATGGCTCTGTTATGTGATGTAGTTTCTTACACACGTATAAAAATATTACATATAAATATTTGGGCTACAAAAACCGGCCATGATTATGGCCACTGGATGAAACAATTTGAAACGATTGAAAACTTTGGGAGAGATCATGGTTGCTCTGTCGTCACGGCATTAGCAAGGAAAGGTCTCTCTAAAAAACTAAAGTCCATTAGTAATTGGACAGAACAATCTACTTTATTAACAAAACAACTATAAAAGGAAAGAAAAATGGGAGGAGTAGCAAGAGCTGTTGGTAGTATCTTTGGCTTCGGAGGTCGTAGACCTAGGATGCCGACATACTCAGGACCATCACCAGAAGAAGCAGCTGCCAAGGCTAGAGAAGAAGCAGCTAAACAAGCTAGAGAAGTAGCCGCAGCTAACCAGAAAAACATGGAAGCTATGAATAAAAAACTAGAAGCGGTTAGAAATCAGAGGACAGATTACTCTCAAGGAACTCTTGGTGGACAGAAGTCTGGTCTAAGTAGATCAGGTCAACAAGCCAAGGCGAAGAGAGCTGTGTCAGCTAGGAGGACACAAGTCAAACTTGATCCTGGCGGTGGTCAGTCAGGAGCAGGACAAGTACAAGTATAACCATGCAATACGCACGCACAAGATACGATAATCTTACGAAACACCGTACACAGTTTCTTGACGTAGCTGTTCAATGCTCTAAACTTACACTTCCTTATCTCATACAAAATGATGAGGGACGTACATCACATATAAAACTAGATACACCTTGGCAATCAGTAGGTTCTAAGTGTGTCGTAACTCTAGCAGCAAAATTAATGCTGGCATTGTTACCTCCACAGAGTACCTTCTTTAAGTTTCAGATCGATGACTCTAAGTTAACAGGAGAGTTACCACCAGAGGTACGCTCCGAACTTGACATTAGTCTATCTAAACTTGAACGTATGGTCATGGATTCTATCGCTGCTTCTAGTGATAGAGTCACTATACACCAAGCTATTAAGCATTTAGTTGTAGGTGGTAACGCCCTTATATTTATGGGTAAGGATGGTATTAAGCATTATCCATTGAATAGATTCGTTGTAGAACGCGACGGTAGTGGTAACGTTATTGAGATCGTAACCAAAGAAATTATTAATCGGAATCTTTTACCCACAGAATTTCAAGAAGTACAAGGCATGCCTAATCATCCAGGTGATGTAGGTGGTGGCATTGGGTCAAGAAATGAGGAAGATGTTGATGTTTACACTTGTGTAAAACTAAAAAATAATAAATGGGTATGGCATCAAGAAGCATTTGATAAAGTCATACCAGGAACAAACGGGAAGGCGCCTAAGGACGCTACCCCATGGTTGGTACTAAGATTTAACTCCATTGATGGAGAGAACTACGGACGTGGTAGAGTTGAAGAGTTCTTAGGAGACTTCCGTTCATTGGAAGCACTCTCTCAGGCACTCGTAGAAGGCTCTGCAGCAGCCGCAAAAGTAATCTTTACAGTATCACCCTCAAGTACAACTAAACCTCAGACAATCGCGTCTGCAGGTAACGGAGCAATCGTTCAAGGACGACCTGATGACATTGGTGTTATCCAAGTTGGCAAAGGTGCTGACTTCGCTACCGCTGCTCAACTGATGCAACAATTAGAGAGGAGGTTACTTGAGGCACACTTAGTTATGAATCCCCGTCAAGCGGAAAGAGTAACAGCAGAAGAGGTACGCCTCACACAACTTGAATTAGAACAACAATTGGGTGGGCTATTCTCACTGTTAACAGTTGAGTTCTTAGTACCATATTTAAATAGAAAACTTCTCACCCTTCAAAGGAGTGGTGAGTTACCACGTATACCTAAAGATGTAGTTAAGCCTACTATTGTAGCAGGTATTAATGCCTTAGGACGTGGACAAGATAGAGAAAGCTTGACTCAGTTCATGACAACTATTGCACAGACTCTAGGGCCTGAAGCAATGGTACAACATATCAGTGCTGATGAAGTTATCAAACGATTAGCAGCTGCACAAGGTATCGATGTATTGAACCTTGTTAAGTCTATGGAAGAAAGGAACGAAGAGTCACAACAACAGCAAGAAGCTCAGCAAGGTATGGAATTGACTAAGCAAGCTGGACAACTTCTCAGTTCACCAATGGCTGATCCATCTAAAAACCCAGACGCTAAGGAGTTATTATCAAATGTCGCCGGTCAACCAGAAGCCGAGTAAACCTAAAAGGGTTACGGCTAAGAGACCTAGAGTCCCTAAAAAAACAGAACAAAAATTCGAAGAGAATGAAGTAGCAAAACCCACCTCTTTCGATACCAATAAATTTAAATATGCTCAGGAAACTTTAATCGGTGAGCCTACTATCCATCCACCAGGTGGTATAGTAACTACAGTTGGTCTCGGAGGATTAAAAACAGAAACTAATTATGGCAATAAACCTAACGTATGATCCATCTAATGATCCTGAAACTATTGAAGCTGAAGAGCAGCGTGATGTAGAGTCATTAGAGGTTGGAGAAAAATTAGTAGAGGAACAAGAAAGACTTTTAGCTGGTAAATATAAAGACGCTGAAGAATTAGAGTCAGCATACATAGAACTTCAGAGGAAACTTGGTTCTAGTGATGGAGAGAATTTAGATGATGACGATTCTCAAGAAGAGACTGAAGATGATATAACAGAAGAGGAAGAGAATCCTTTTGAGAATGACGAAACTGCCCAGGCTATTTTCCAAGCCGCAAATGAATGGGAAGATGATGGAGAGTTAACTCCAGAGACAATGGAAGCTCTCACTCAAATGGACAGTAAAGATCTAGTTGAAGCTTACTACCGTATCCAAGAGTACGCACCTCTAGCACAAGAGCGAGGTCTACTTGATGGTGAGGCTACTGAATCTTCTGAGTCTACTGGTTTAACTGATTCAAACATCAACGATATACAAAATGCAGTTGGTGGTGAACAAGCTTATAATCAAATGATTGAATGGGCTGGTGAAAACTTTACACCACAAGAGATCCAGGCATATGACAATGCACTGGAAGCAGGTAACATGGATAGTATTAACCTTGCACTACAAGCATTGTATTATAGGTATACAGATTCTGTAGGTGTAGAAGGTGATATGATTCAGGGTAAAGCAGCAGCAGCTGTAGATGGTTTCAGAAGTCAAGCTGAAGTTGTTCGTGCCATGGGTGATCCAAGGTATGAAGACGACCCTGCTTACAGACAGGATGTATATAATAAACTAGAACGTTCAAACCTACAATTCTAAGGAGAATTATTATGGCAATGGGTTACGATCCAGATAGCACTACCAATATTGCCAACAATGGTGTACAATATACAGTACAAGCTGCTGGTAATAGTTGGTTCCTTGCACCCTATAGAGAGCAAGGTAGTATAGCAGACTATGAACATGCTGAATTAAATCCAAAAGGTGTAGAACGTGTAAACGCTTCACCTCCTAATACAGGAACCGGTGCAACTGGTTTCGATATAACCCCACCTACTACTACACGTCATCTTTATACAAGTCAGTACGATTAATGCCTAAAGGAAAAGGTACTTACGGTACCAAAAAAGGAAGACCACCTAAGAAGTAAATAGTTTCGTGCCGACCTGAACATTCATCATCGGCCATTAACCTATTGACTTATCTTAATGACCAAATCAAATGTATTCGCCCGTGAACCACAAGTAGAAGTAATCGATGTAGATTATATGGAGAATGCAGAGCGTGTTAATGGACAACTAGCTATGCTAGGATTTATAGCCGCTCTCGGTTCTTACTTATTCACAGGTCAAATCATCCCTGGTATATTCTAGGGAGAACCACGCCGCGTCCGTTCATCCATTTTATGGACGCATGAAACCACATCATGGAACGGGGGTGTGGTACTAAGGAGAAGATCCATGTCTTGCACAAAAAAGATCCA